ATGCGTAGTCTTGGTTGTTTTATTTGCCTTGTTCGCATTCGGCAGTGGTGATGATACCACCGTTGACCAAGGAAACGGAACGGTTGCCACATCCAGTAGCGCTACCGTAAGTCAAGAAACCGACGCTGTCAGTTCCAAAACCGAAGTAAGCAGCACCCCCTCTGATCAACTCGGAGATTACAAAGTTGTTATTGACAGTTGCCGTCTTGCAAAAGATTACGAGAAAAAACCGGTTGCAATTGTAAAATACATCTTTAAATATGTATCTTAAAAAATAGTCTTACACCTTGTTTATATATATACGCGCGCGAATTTTTTTTTTTTTCATTTACTTTAGTAAAATTTTTAAGCCGTAAGATTAATAGTTTAAGATGTTATTTTAAAATTGTAGATACATAAAAAAAAAACCCGATACTCTTCAGTACCGGGCTTTATTGTTATTTATTGTAAGGACAATCGGTGTCAGGTGTACACTTGTCGAACTTGAAACATCTGAAGCAATGAAGTGGGCGTGACGCTCGCCATCGATTGTATGCTTCGCTGTGAGGTTTCCGATGTCGTGGTCGTGTTCGAGTGTATTCGCTTACCGCGTATGTTGGGTCTATTGGCTTAGCCAATTTTAAGTCATCATTGGTCATCGCCTCTGCACCACCCAATATAGAACTTCCATTTGTTCTGTTCAGAATAACGATCTTCGTCTTCGTATGCGCGAGTACCGCCGAAGCGCACGGCCTTGTAGATGACCGTCGACTTGAACTTAGACATACCGCCGAGACGCAACAACTTGCGCAAGATTTGGTCACTTGCACGACGGGAACAGAAGTGGTTGCCGTGATAGCACTTGGTGTACAGCATGTCATGAGCGATGTATGCTGCACATCTGATTGGGTCTGCTGGGATTTGTTCCGTAAAGAAGTCCACCAATGGACCACCACTACGGAAGTCGATGATTGCACCTGGCTGTACACTGAACTCCAACCATACCGGTCGATCGATGAGTGGCGCGACCATTTGGTCATCGGAGTCTAAACGGATTTTGAATGTTACATTGTTTTCTAGTCTGTAATGTCTGTTCCCTACCGATGTCAGCTGAGGCTGATTCTTTACCAGGATATTCATTGATTACCTCCATGTCGATTGCTCGACGACAGTTAAAAGATTTGTTGCACCAATTACGCTTGGTACATCTTGTACAAGCTTCCATTAGAAGTCCGTAGTAATTACAAGTACGACCGGTTCACCGTGTTTGGTGAGAGCCCATGTGAGCTGTTCGATGGCGTCTTTGCTATTACCCAACTTGTTAGGAAGATACGCCCAATTACCAACAAGGATACAACCATTGGAGTTCTGTACGATGTTACCTTCGTGAATACGAATACCACGAGATTCCGGTACTTCGTCGTTATACACGATCGGTACATCGCGCTTGAACTTTGGAGAGTATGTTACCTTGACCATGTATTTGCCATCAGGCAACATCTTGTCAAAGTTTTCGATTGTGAAGTAAGTACCGCATTTGAGGACATCGCCCTTGAGTACGCCCATGACGGTCTTGCTTTTAAACTTGAATCTGATTAATTCGAGGTACATTTTGTAGCCCTTTGTGTCATCTGGTAAAGCGCCGCTGTTTCGGAGTCGGACAACACATTCGTCTCCACGACTTTAGAAGAACCAACCGTATACGATTTGTATACGATTAGTTCATTTGCAATATTGATTATTCGGGTCATTAGCCAACCACAAGAACATCTTCAGATTGATGCACGGGAATGGAGTATGTGTTGAATGCGTCGCCGAGAAATTCCTTGACAAGTTCCGCACTCTTAAATCCACGAAGCTCACCACATTCAAGTGCAATACCCGTTTTGCTCTTGAGCTTACGAGAGACTGCGTCGAGTTCGTTGAGACGGTCGGTGAATTGTTTAATCATAATCGGTTCGGGTACATCGCATTCCATGTACGAAGCATCGCGAGCAACATCGAACGAAATGTCGGAGAACCAAGCTTGAACCGTAGACGCCGCATAGTTAAGCTGTTCCGGTTTTGCTTCGGCATACAATCGATACAAGTCGATTCTTGAACCATCACCAACACTGGCGATGAACGCATCTGGTTGCATCTTCGTACTAAAGAGGGCACGCAGCACTGGATTACGCAAAGCGCCTAATACAATTTGTTGAGGTTTGATGTTAAGTGGTTCAAACGAATCGTCCTTGAGAATAAAGTCCAACAACGAGTGAGCCATTTCGTCTTTAATACGGCGAGCACTACCGTCAAACAAGTTACCGAAGAACTTGTTGAGATATGCCTGGCTATGGCTAAACCTTGTAAGAATTGCATGTAACAAGTTACTGCAATGGAAATTTTGAAGGCGTCGTTTGATGCCGCTATCTTCAAAGTAGATGTACTTGTTACTACTGATTACAAAGTTTTGGTAAGTATCGGCTACAACGGGGTCAATACCTTTGCCTTCGTATTGGAAACGATCACGACCGGTCATAGACTTCATAATGCCTTGAAGCTGGTCGTTCATACCATTGGCTTCAAACTCAGATATGGACACGAGCCGTTTGCCCATAAGAGACATTGTGAACCGAAGCTGTTGAGGTGCGAATGCGGTAAATGTGTCGCCAAACATCGTTTGCAAAACGCTGACAAGTTTTGATTTGCCATTTCCTCCTGCGTCGAAGTCGTTAAGATACAGAATGATTCCAGTTGCACTATCGGGACACCTCACCATGAAATGAATAACTTTATACAGCTGATGCCATTCTTCAATACGGCCGCCGGACACGATAAACAAGAGCAGCATTGCGCGTCTGAGACTTATGTCGTTGACAAGACTCTGGTCAACTTTAGTCATCTGGGCACAGACATTTCTGTACATCTTATTGTCTTTAACGAAGAAACCGAACGGGTCGTTATCTTGAAAAGACGAGACGATGTTGATACGCTGAAGGTTCGGAGCCAATTGTTTCCACACACCATCATACGGTGGTTCATACGGAAGTTCTTCGAGGACCGACAATCCGTCAAACTTTTCAGTACCACCAATTTCGTTTATACGAATGTTGGATAACTTGGCACCGATAATTCGTTCGTCGGCTTCAAGACCGTCAAGTGGTAACATATCGGCAGAACAATTCTTCGTCATCGGTATGAGCCTAAATTTACCATCACGGTTACGATATACATGTTGTCTAATGTAGTCAATTTGGTCGTCGGTAAATGTAAGCGGTGTCTTTTGCTGACGATCGCCGAAAGCGTCGAGAATGTCTTTATCCGACAACGACATCTTTGCATAGACATTAAGCACCGCAACCTGAGTCTTGTTACGAGATACTTGTTGCATCGCATCGACAATATCGTGGAATACTTCGCTCGGTGCTTTATGGTCAAAGTCTATCTTTGAGTAGACAAACTTTTGAGATTTGATTGGCATTTGTGCCAACATTGTACAGAGTTCGTCGAGTACCATTAAATAAACCCCATTGCAATAATATCCGCCAGAGATTTAATTCCGCGGCGCTGGATTTTCGACAGATGAGTTTCACAAAGATCGGGACGACCCCATAAGTCAAGTTCGGCATCGAGGTCTTGTCTGTATTGTTTAAGATCGACATAGGTGAAATACTGTTCGAGGTCCGGCATGTTCTGAGACCACATACCCCACCTGGCTTTGATGGCACCATTTTGGCGGTCGATCAAGTCTTTGCTGAAGGAGATTGCTACAGACCCCGGACAATCGCGAGTAGTCCACATGAAGTAGTAGTTCTTCTGTGTCATGGGCTTGCCGTCAATCATCGCATACTTAGATGCAGCCGATTTGTGGTATTTAACAACGAAGTCTTGCCACGGGTGTTCGTTCCACTTAAGTACAACGGTCGGGCTTATCAAGGACGAGATTAGGCAATCATACATTGCGAGGTTGGAGTTCTTGATATAGATGTCCGAGTAAGCATGACCTTTACCGTCGATCATCACACCATTCTCATCATACATGATGTAGTTATTAACATCGCGTATGTATACTTCCGGCATGAATTCTTCTTCGAGTGTCAGCCCATACTTTTCGTGGAAATAGCTTATCATTTTGCGGCAGGCTTCGATATTTTTTTCGCCGCGAACGAACACGGAGTCGGTGTTGATTTCCAACAAGTTTTCGAATTCGGGACAAGCGAACGCAAGTTCACTGATAAGCAGCTGACCGATAAAGCACAGGGCTTCGCCTGCTGCATAGTCGAACATTACATTGTAAGCCGCACGCATACGAAGAGCACCGGTCGGAGCGTTTAAGAAGAGTTTCAAAGCACGGTCGACATTAATCAACTGCGCATTACCTTTCTTCTTGTGCTTGACTTCGAAACGATAGTCACGCTTTTCGGCATAAATACGGTTGGCTTCCGGTGTTTTGAGCAACTGCCAATGACCGACGATAAACGGATACAAGCTCGCGAAGTCAAACGCAAACACATTCTTGTAATGACCGGCTCTAATGAAGTGAGCGCCGCCACGGCCATAATGAATGTCATTATAGACACCGTCGATTTCTGCACCTTGGTTTTTGGCGAAATAGCCAATGATACATTTAACATCGATAGGCACATTGAAGTCGTTGATGTCAAAAAGTTTGAGCGGTTGAATTTCCTTGGGCGGAAGCGGCTGATAAGTGTCGTAGATAACCTGGCCACATATCTGCTGAATTTGGCTGTCAAAGCTCATCGGTTTGTCAGCAGGCCACCACTTCAGCAATTCGCGCACTGCAAGAAGTGTGGTGCGGTTGGCTTTCGGTGTATCCCAGCCGTATACCCAGAAGATTTCCATCATTGCCGATTGGTCGTAATCGCAATAGTCGTCAATCTCGGCTTTCATTTCCGGAGTAAGCGGAGCATCTGGTTTATACGGAAGTTCACGAATACGAAGACCTTGATACATTTCCCATTGCTTAAGTGAATGGCGCAACAAACAGTTGGCGAATAAGTCAAAATGTTTAGCTGACCATTCGTGCACTTTACAACGGCGCTTCACCAGCGGATTGTTGTGTTCATCGTACGACATGAGCGCTTGACCATCTTGATAGATGTACTTGACCGGTAATGACGGCACGCGTTCAAGTTCGCGTTTCATCTTTGCGAGTACCGGCAAGTCAAACGCTTTACCGTTGAATGTAATAATATAGTCGGCACGGTCGATGTAGCGTTCGATGACGGCCATGTGTTCTCTAGTAACAAAACCGTCTTTGTCCGTGACGAGTATCTTTTCAATTCGTTTCTTGGTATCGGTGTCGTATACACCCGCCGCAAAACAGAAGTGTTCCTTGTATGTTTCAATATCGAAGCCTAATAACTTCACTTGTCTTTTCTCCTTGCGATTTTAGTACGGTCCGTATAAACATGGTTAATCAAACCGACAAAAGTCCAACGCGTGCAACCGAGCTGGCGAGCGATTCTATTAACAAGAACTACATCGGATAAGCCCGCGCGCTGCAAGTCCAGCGAACGCGACACAACATAGAGTTCGTCACCGTGTAGCTGCCACCAGCTAAGACAACATTGTTTGTTGAAGATAATGTTCTTTCGAGAGTCACGGCGTTTGCCGTTGGTAGCAAGGCTACGAATGTTAAGCGAACGATATTCGTTGTACAAATCTTCGTCGTCGCCGTACAAGCGGTTCTTCATATCCTTGTCCATGTCGAGACCGAAGTATATGAGATTGAACTCGGCGTTCTCAATGTCAAAGTTCTGCATGTGAAGATCGTCAACGACCTCGTTTCGTACCATCACCTGATTAAAAACGGAACATTCGCCGCGGGGTGTTTGAACCACACGGCCAGGACATTTAAGCGCTAATATTTCGCCGCGCCATCGTAGATATTCTTGTAATGAGAGAGTCATAGTTACCTATTACTAATTGGAAACATAATTATTTCCAATTATATAACGATTTTTATTTTTTATTTTTTCCAAATTTATCTTACATTTAATTTAAGAATACATCTTTACCCGCTATTTGTAAATTAAAAAGTTTTCGTTCATAAATGAGTTTTAAGCCAAAATTTTTGTTACCCTATTAACTATATTTGGAAATAAAAAAACGAGCTAAAAAGCCCGTTTCTGTTTTAAATAAATTGGTTTTTAAACTTGTTGTTTACCCAATTTCCAACCCAATTTGATAGAGCTGGAATCTTACATTATCGGAGGTTCCAAACTCTAACAAGAACGAGTTGCCGCTACCGCAGTTACGCCAGATAACACAACGATCATTTTTGCCAGGTGTACCGAGAGTTCTGTACAAATACGGTCCGAAAGATAGGCCGCGATCGAACGAAACTCTTGCATACATCTTACCGCGGTCGTTATCGAAACTTACGCCCGTATCGCATACAATTTCGATTTCGCGAACGATTCCGCGCACTGGTAATTGTGTAAAGCACCCGCGAACAAATCGCAGGATTGCACTGCCATCGCCATGTTTGCGGCTGTTACTATCCTGTCTGATGAATTCGCCGTGATTACCAACATCGAATTGCTGACCGTTTGTAGCTACCACAGACCATACTGCAAATGTATGGTCCTTGATATAACGGTTGTCGTAGGTCCACCACTTGCCTTCACGAGTGACGGATAAGCCACGAGTCAGGTCAATCCCACTGTAACCATCACTACAGTAAACCACAATAAAACTGTTATCACGAACAGCCAAAGGCCTAATGATTGAAGCACGACCAGCAATGCGCCTCTCAATTTCGTCATTAGAGACACGCTGTATCGTACCACCTTGAGATATAGCCGCAATAAAGTCATTGTGCCAATTGTCCTTACAGATGAGATACATTTTGTCCGCCACGATACACGGAGACCTACCGCCAAAGTGAATTGTCGACATAGTGTTCTGCTGAATCGGAGCGTCTTCGTTGTAGGTGTTTGTCCAAACTTCGATACTTGTGTCATTGAGGAAATACAACTGACCCGCAAAAGCCACAGCATCTTGCAGTAATGCGGACGAAGCCGTGGAGATGTAAGCATGCGGCACAAAGTTGTATTGAGCCTTACCGTTCTCATCGTCCCAGAAGATTTGCAACGGTAGCCATCGCGAATCCATTTCAGATTGTGTAGGAATGAGCCAACGATCCGGTCGAATCTTAGACAGTCGTACCGTGTTCGTATCCTTGGTGACTACTATCAAACGGTTCTCGTACCAAGTAATCGACGAACAGTTCCACAAGGAACCCTTATAGTTAGATAAGAACGGGTCCCAAGTTCCGTTGTACAACATTGGGAACCAACCGTAGCGATAACCCGTTGCGGCGTCTTCGTCGCGCAGGTCATACACATTGTAGCTAACACCTTGGTTGAAACCCTCAAAGTCACCAAGCGGTAACACGCTAGCCACAAATGCTTGTGTGCGTTTATAGAAGTCCTGTGTAGGATATTCAGCTTGGATTTCGGCAGTAACTTCAGGTGTAGTCAATGCTACAGTATTCCAATAATAGACATATTTACCATCACACATGAATACTTGCGATGGCTTCGTAGTCGATTCACAGAATGTAACATTCTCGATTGTGCGCGACTCGGCGTCAATGTAGTTGACCGAACCACCCCAGGCCGCTTCGATCGGGCGAACTTCCCATTCGTTATTACCACGGTACATAAGCCTTATGATAGACTTACTTGTCGCGATATAAACATTGCGCTGAGAGTCAACGAATGTTTGCACGATTTTCTGATTAGTATCGCTACGCTCGACGACAAGTTGTTCACCGAGACGATCGATACAAGAAGCTTCCAACGGAATCATGTTGGTGTAATCGGATACGCTCATTCCGTCGTGGAATGATCTGATACCTGCGAACTCTTTAATAATCATTAGCCAAAGATTCCTCTACCGGTAGCACTAAGCCAAGCCGGGCGTTGACCGAGATATTCGGCAATGCGTTTGCCAACATCAGTCTTGTGTAACGGTTGTGGTAAGTTCTTCTTCAAAAGATTGAGCGATACGGCCGCTTCTTTTTCCATGCGTTCAACGGTGCTAACACCATACATACTAGCGAGCTGAACTGCCGTGGCATCAATAAGATAACGACGGAACTTCTCGGGAGCGTGAATGGTGCCCGGGTGCTGTTGGTCGGCATCTACAATTTGAAGCGGTACCGGCAAGATGAGAATTTTAGGACCAGGTATACTCTTCAAGAGAACACGGATACAGTCTTCATATTCTTCGGTTGTGTAAATGTTCGGTATCTGTGTACGAGCCTGTTCGAATTCGTGTCTGTACTTCGGTTCGAGCTCGATGCGGGTAGCTGCGTCGATAACATGTTCCACGCGCATGGGTGGAAAATCGATGTTAGCGTCGTATTCACGATTGGCCGTATAGGTCTCACCACCAATCAAGTGCATGTCGCTAGACCACATACCGGCCGTAATTGGGGCACCAAAGTCGTCAACCGGCCAGTACGGATAAGATCCCCAGCGCGGTCTGAGCCTCCCAACTTCATCACGCCATTTGTTATTATTTGTGTCGAGAAGCTCAGCCGCATTATACTGAGAGTATCCAATGAGCTGAAAATTTTCGTGGGGTTGTTTGAACGGCTTGAGTACAATTTGACCGTTAACCGGTGTATACGCACGAGCCGTCGTTGTAACATCAAGGGTACGGTCACAGTTTAGTGCGGGCAAAATTTCGGTAGCGAGCAACCGTACGCCGTTATCAATGACATCGCCTGGCATATCGTCGAGACTGAACGACGACACTACACCGCACTTAACGGCCGAAGATCGAACTATATCCAGTACTTCCATTAGAGCCTCCATATTTAGGTCTAGAAAGAGAAGAGTTAATGCTTTGTTGTTTAGTGACATTCTGTAAATGCCGTTCGCGTCCTTGCAAGAACGCAATACCTTGGACTACTGAGTCAACAATATCGTCGTGTTGACCGTGCGGGAACTGCACAAATTGAGATTGCACCTCACTCCACACAAATCCACGCAACGAGAACTTGACATTCATAGAGTCAAATAAGTACTTGACAAGGTTGGCACGCTGTAGCTTGTCCTTAGTTGGAGAAACTTCGAGGACACCGCTCATTTCGCGTCTAAGGATTTGTGCGGCTGCTACACCGTTTGCTTTAGCTTCAAACAATATCGGTGTATTGGTTCCGTACCGTTTGCGACACTCGCGTACCTTAGCACAAAGAACCGTCACATCGGCGTGGAAGTTAATCACATCTAGAATCCAATAGTCAACACCGTTGGTACAGATGACCGCGATTGCGTTAAAGTCGGAACGAACATCACCCTTAAGTGCTGCGTCAACTGAAATAACCGTACGAACGGATTGTAACGGCGGACGCTCGGTAGACAATACAAGTTTGTGGCGTTCAAACAAGTTACCAATGTCATCAAGTGGCACCTGCAAATATTGGGCGTTGTAAGTAAACGGATCGTTTTCGTAGGTCGCAATTTCAGACAATGGTAATCGTTCGGGACACAAAGCCGTACCATCAGACTTAATAGCCGGGAAGTTTGCATGTACCCACTTTTCTTTACTACCGCCAGCCAAAAGGAATCCGCTCAGGTCATTAGCGGCGATGCGCTGCTGAATAACAAGAATCGGAACATTAGGGCTGTTAATACGGTTACGAATCGTCGAGGTAAATATCTCGTTACGCTTCTTAAGCATAGCCGGTGACATACGATCGGACGGTTTGTTGGGGTCGTCAAGCACGAGCAAAGTTGAGCAACCACTACCCGTAATGTTATTGCCCGAACCACGAGCAATAATCATACCTGTCGCATTGTTTGTCCATTCGGTCTTACCGTCGTTCTTGGCACGCATCTGTAATGCGGTAATGCCAAACCGATTGGCAAGCCAAATAAGAATGTCCTGAATTTCAGCGTTCTTTCTAGCGACTAGGCTCTTATCGTACGAAACATACATCACTGTCGAAGCTGGGTTGTTGAGAAATAACCAAGCAATGAAGTGCTTAATTACTTCAGTCTTACCGATACGAGGCGGTGCGTTAATAATCATTCGCTTCGTATCGTTAAGATTTAACAACATACCGATGAGTTCACGATGGAACTCGTAAAAAACAAATGGCGTTTTGTAGATATGCTTAAAGCAATAGCCGAGAAAGAACATAAAATTCTCTTTACAGAGTTTCAGTTCTACCTCGAGTTGGGTCATACCATCGCACCTCCGTGAATCGTTATATCGTATTGGTCAGGCGCCGACTCGTTAAGTCGCCACTTACGGATACTGAGATACACCAGCTCAACATCGGCATCAAGATGTTTGGAGCCACTGCCGCTAGTACCTTTAATGTGGTTCAGAGTCGCGCTTACGGTCGTAGTCGGTCCATCGTCACCAATAGCAAGCGTGAGCGTTTCGATTGCAGTCCCTTCATGAGAGCCTTCGGTACTCATAATTCGAATTGGAATGAGCTGACCATACGGCATGTCGTCGGGAATTTTAACCGTACCATAGAAAATTGTCGGTGCGTGGTACACATGGATATTGCAATTTTCAATTTCGGTTGCTGCGATCGTATCGACTTCGTCGTTAGTGACATACGCGCTACGAGCGCCATCACAAGCACGGACTGCAACAAGACTCGATACCGATGGACGATACACCGTAACACGCAAAGTATTCTTCGGGCGGACTACTTCGGTAAATCCAACACCGGTGTATGTATCATCGGCCTGTCGACTAACCGCGCCTACACGAACGGGCTTATCGGTCTTATTAACAATTTCCAAGATAGGTTCGCCTGCGTCCCAATCCTTGAGACAAATCAAGGCGAGACTCGGCGGATTTTCCGGCTGATAAATAATTCGATTAACACGCGGGTTATTAAGCAAGTCAACATCACAAATGTTCCAAGCACCAACTGTGTCGACGATGTAGTCGGTGTTCGTATTGTAAGCCGGCTCGTTTGCATACCAGCCTACATGGTCGGTGTAAGTGGCTTCAACACAATAACCAGCCTTAATAAGTACGCGAGTATTGTAAATGTTTGCGTTGACCTTGTGCTGAGTAATGACCGTAACATCGGTATCGCTAATGTTCAACAAACGGATCGTCTGACCATAGCGTCCCTTGGTGTATAACAGCCGATATGTATCACTGTGACCGTTACGGAATGTAATGACATGTGTCCACTTATCGATATTTAAATCGGTCGGTGTGTCTTCGGTAACAATCATTTCGCCTTCAGCCCATTCACCACGCCCAATTTCAGATTTGAGTGCATAGTCGGGAATGTGCCAATCGTCCGCAAGCGGGTCCCAGGCGAGCGTTCCATCGGCATAGTATGCTTTATGTACATCGTCGACCTTGACATACTCGTCTTCACTTTCACCACGAAGAATCCATTCAATATCCCAAGCACCGTTACCCGTCAAATCAACTTGGATAATAGCCGACTTCATGACGGCAAGACACTGAATCGGCTGAGAGTTTTGACCGTAATAAAGATAGCCGGCCGCGTCGGTATAAACTTCGTAACCAATATTTTCATTAGGAAGAATCTGATCGGTGATGTTAAAGAACGGTACCGGTGTAGTACGGTCGGACAAATCAATTGCTCTGATATGAGCGTTGCGGTACATCAAACGATGTGTGTCAACTACATTCTTAATCATTGCTATTCTCCTCGCGGATTGTCAAAATCGAACCAGTCCATAGCGGCACCCTTAATAAGATGACCGAGGTCGCCTGGGTTGCGAATGATGTGGTCTGCGAACTTTGCGATGTTTTCATCGCCCTTACGCAGTATATCGTTAGCACCTGCATACGCAAGTCCCAACGGCAACATAAAGCCCTTGCCAAACCCGGCAAGAGAACCCATTAGACCCATGTTAAATACTGTTTCACTAGGGTGCTTAAGCATATCAAGTGTTACCATACCCACGTCTTTCGCAAGTTTTTTTGGGTTCTTAAACTCTGCCACAACATTCTTGACAAAATTACCAAACTTGCTCGGTTCTTCTGCTATCGGAATACTGTCGGGATTGGTCGGACCGTTAGGATTCATGTACTTGGAAAAGTCTATGGGCTGTCCGTTTTCGTCAACAAATATAATCTCGTCCATTAACGATCTCCTGTTGGCAATAACCAACGCTTAGCAATTCCAACAATGTCGTCGGCCGCAGCTTCAGCGACTGCGGTCGCGGCTAGCGGTAATGTAAAACGGACGGCCTTACGGAGTTTCGGGTGTTTCGGCACTGTACGATATTCAGTCGGAGATACCAACGGTGTATCGGTTTCCTTAACCGGAGGTGCACCCTTGTCGACAACTGAACCCGTTCTGAAGTTCTTAGCCGCATAGCCGTGGCGTTTCGAATATTCGTCGAGCGCCTGCACCCACTTTTCCTGCATTGCCGGATCGTCGAGGGAGGCTCGTTCACGAAGAAATTTAGAGGTCCAATAAGCATCGTCATTGCCCGTACCAGGCTTGAACTTATCATAAGTACTCAGACGGCGAACGAGGTCACCCTTTGTAATCTTATTACGAGTTCCCTCCTGACGAATAATTTCGCCTGGTATTTCATTGGATTTAAAAGCAGTAGGCTCGGCAACGGCCGTACCCTTGGCGTCCGGCATTGTAGGTTCAACAATCTCATCTTGCGGAAAGAACAGACGACCCATATCAGACCACGGATCGCTCCAAGCCTTTTCAAGCCATTTGCGAAGACCCTCGCGTTCCGGGTCACTAAGTGAACCTTTGCCCGTGATAGGGATTCCGTTGTCTTTCATGAACCGATGTAACAGCTCGTTATCAACTTTGAACTTGTCGTTACGAGGAATCGGTGTACCGTCGGTGTTCGTGAGACCGTTAAATGGTTGTACTTTAACGGGCAAGTCTGGACCGCCTGTAGCGGCATCAAAGTCGACAAGCGGTTGGTTCACCCAATTTGATCGGCTATACAGTCTGGTACTGCCGCTTTCGAGACCCTTCATAACTTGGTCGAGGAGATTCGGGTGAGCTTTCATAAGTTCTTTGGCGGAACCGTAGTTGAGTTTCTGGGCAAGAAGCTGAGCTACTTCGGCGGGCGACTTAACGTCGAGACCGCGCGGAGCTATCTTGTTGGCAAGTACTGCACCCGTAGCACCCGCGCCGGCAGTAATGAGGTCTTGTGCAACATTATCACTATATTGATCTTCACCGCGTTTAGAGTCGACATATGCGTTTCCGCCCATCGAAACGGCAAGCGGAATGAGTGTTTTCGCAAGAACCGCCGGTGTGCTACCGCCATACAGTGCCGCTGTAACCGGAGCCGCAAACTTTGTGCCTTGGCTGATTACATCTTGAACTACATCGGCGGCACCGTTCTTCATCGTGCTGAGCATCGGGTCGCCGCCAAAGACGGTGTGCTGAGAACGCGGCGCAACTTCCGCACCGGCAAGCATACCGCCTGGGCTTCTAGTCGGGTAACGAGTTTCAACAAGAGAATCAATACCGGGCTGAAAATGTAGAGCTTCAATCGGTGTACGATAGTCGGAGTAGGTATCGTAGTCTTCGTCATCGGGAGTAAAGACTCGCAACGCTCCAGTCTTGTCAACACCATAGCGAGCAGAACCCTGCTTAATGGCGTTAACAACCGGACGGCCGCCACGACTAACAAGCGTTTTAAGAAACTGAAGACCATTCTTTTCATTATCGTTAAGTCCCTTGTCGGATAATGTGGCGACCTGTTCGTCGGTCAAAGCTTCGAAGTCCACCTTATCTAGCAAGGTGTACATGTCGTCAAGTGCGTCAATTTTATTAATGAGATCGGTTGCTTTCATCATAGAGCAAAACCTCCCTTAGCCTGGTGTTCGCCCTTAGACTGCGGGTTAGGTGTGTTCTTGTCTTTCTTTGCGTATTCAACGGCCGGTGCATAATACTTGTTCGGCTTTAAGAACGGTGAAGCCTTAACGACTTTGTGTAAGTACTGAAGACTCGGTTGTTCGATTTCTTTAGACTGCCACATATCGTTGTTACGATTGGAACGACGGGCTTCGTTGTTATAGCGGTTAAGAGTAAGGTCGTGTAGTTGTTTTGCGAGCAGGAATACACGGGCCGGGTCCACATCAGCAGCAAGCACCATGTCATTCATAAAGTCTTTATGCTGCTGAACACCGGCACCGAGAACTGTCTGAATGTCAAGAGCAAGCTCGGAGTTCTTTTCAATTCCGCCGAGTGCGCTACCGACATAAGACATAGCCTGACCGAGCATCGTGCTAATGTTGCCTTGGTTACCCGTCTTGAGTGCGTTAGCAAGAGAACCCTTAGCCTGATTGATACGACCGAGAACATCTTGAGACCAGCCCTTAGCACTACCATAAGCCATAACTTTGGATAGCCATTCGCGATAGTTACGGACTTCCTCCTGAACCAGCTTCATAGATTCTTCAGGCAAGTACAGAATCTGGATACGAATCTTTTCCGCATCAGCCATGGACTTGCTATCACCACCAAGTGTAGCAGAAAGTTTCTGAGAAACCTTATCGAGATAGTCCTTAATCATTGCCGACTTGATCGGGTCTTGCCAAGAACCGTCCTTAGACCACTGAGCAATATCGGTCATGAACTGTTCAGTATCAGACAAGTCAGCAGCCATATCGGTCATGGCTTTGCGTGTCGCGTTGTTAATCTTGCCGACTGAAGTACCAATTGGTCTGAGGTCTGCCGGGTCCCAGCCCATACCGGCATACCATTGTTTGAACTGTCGTTCAAAGTCACGGGCTTCTTCAAGAGTCTTACCCGCGTTATCCCAGTTACCGTTGTAAATGTCGCTTACAAATTTATCCCAAGAAGCTTTGGCGTTAGCATGTTCGCGGGCACTGCCAAGGTTACTTTGAACCTTAAGCATGTTGCGCTGAATAGCGTTTTCACGGTCAGCAGCAGCCATCACTAGTTCTGCGTATTTAGACCCGGGCAACATAAAGCGGTTCTCTAATTGCCAATTCCAACGACGACCATTGCGTTCAGCTTCAAGTTCATCTTCGGCGGGTCTTATGAATTTGCTAAACCAGTTGTCAGACTTGTCTTTCCTGGGTTCACCGCCTGTCGGTGTGGGCACCGTCGTGGTCGGTTGTGCGTCATCTTCAGACGGCTTATAATCAGTCATCAGACCAACCGTCGGCTGATAATCGTCCATACCCAGAGCACCAAGTTCCTGTAATTGTTCAGTATTGGTGTTGACGGGCTTCTGGCGTTTGCGTACTTTTACGGTCGGCTGTTTCTGTACGGGCAGTTCAAAGCCCATGCCTGTACCGGCTGGCGAGAAAAACATACCATTCATTTACTTACCCTTGATGAAAGCGTCGTACATCTGTTGTTTAAGTTCAGGGTCGTCAACCGTTGCGAGCTTTTTACCGAATTCAAATTCGTCCCAACTGTTAGGACCTTTGTAACCAAGGTTCTCAACAGTCTTTGCATTTTCATTGAGACCGGCGGGACCTCGGTCGGCACTACCACTAGTCGGTAATGTAAATTCCGGAGCCTTGGGAGTTTCGTTAATCGCAGTCTGAACCGGGTCTTCTTCGGTAGTACCGGTAAACCAATCGGCGATCTGGTTACGAACACGAGCTGGCAAAGAATACCACATGGACAAGCCTTGCCATAAACCAGCAACCGGAGACTGATATGCCTGCGGCTGATAAACCGGAAGTGCTTTTGCTTGGAATCTAGTCATTATCCTAATACCCCGTTGAAGAGTGAAGAAAGCCAACCACGGTTTTGTCCTGCTGTCTGAGCTGCTGCATTAGCTGCTGCAATTTCCGCATCATACTTAGAACCGGCAATGTCACTCGTGAACTGAGACCAACTAAGAGACGGCGACAAATCGGACTGTTCGATGCCCGAATAGATACCTTGATTGTTTTGAGAGTTCTGAAGAGCTTGATTGGAGGCCTTATCCCACATGTTGCTAACCGTGTTGCTAACACCTGTAGCCACCGCGTTGTTGCCGGCTGTACTCAATGCACTTGAGCCAGCGCCGGCCAATGCGGAATCAGTAGCGTTTGCAATAGCACGACCGTACATCGGGTCGAGGAACTTCTTGACATTATCGGGTGTGCCGGCGTCAACTTCGCCTTGCATGTTAGTGCGATATTGGTCAAGTACATCGCTCATTTGGCGGCCTTCCATAGCCTTTTGGTACATCTGCATAACCGGTGCCGTATTAGCATCGACATTTGCAGTTGCTTGTTCCATACCCTTGTTAAGGGTTTCAAGACCACGGGTCTGTGCGTTAGTGTCAGTCCAACCTAAAGAGTCAGTAGTCCAGCCGAGCCAATCGTTATAACTAGGAATGGTCATTCGTCTCCTCCAGTAAATCCTTTGAGTAGTGTGCCGATTATGTTAGTGTTACTGTGCGCCGGGCCTGGCTGGGTTGGTAGTTGGAATTGAGATGACCCTAGGTGTCCAAGGCTGGCCTGCCCCGGAAGGGACTGAGACTGTTGGGGCTGGGCTCCACGCTTGTTGTTGCCCAGAAGGAACGCGGCTATTTCCGTTAGCATTATCAATGTCCTCTCTAGCATTGCTAGTCATTGTATTTAAATCGTCGGCACCCATTGCGGCGAGCGTCGGATTAGTCGCAATAGTTGGGTCGGTCTGTTTAATTTGCTCAAGCAGCGCAAGCGCAGCTCTCGTATCGCCACTCTGAATGAACGAACGCATAAGCTCCATACGGGCTTCCTGTGTATCCTTGTCTTCCTGCTGCCATTGTTTGAGAACAAATTCGTTGCGCTTGATTTCCTTCTGAGCGGCGACCCATTCTGCCTGGCGTTCGAGACGCTGAGAAGCCATCGTACGGAGAATTGCTTCGCGCTGTTGAGATTTTTGAAGTTCTTGAGTAAGCTGCTGTACTTGCTGTTTGAGCTGCTGAACCATCGGGCTTGCGAGCGGGTCTGCCAACAAAAGCTTGGCGAGCGCTTCTTTAGTCTTTTGGTCGAGACTACAAGAACTGAGAATCTGCATAACGAAACCTTGACTGTTAAGTCCGCTTTCCTTAGCAAGATTGTACATCATTACAATTTCTTGTACTTTCTTGGAGCGCTGAGTTTCTTCAAGGAAACCACCTTGAACCACAACCTTACCGCTGCCGGTACCTTTGAGCATGGATACAATGCGATAACATTCGCTCAACGAATTGGACAAGTAAGTCAGATAGATGTTAGCGATTGCGTCACGGACTTCGTTACGAGCGATAACTTCTTCACGAGTTACTGCTTCGCTGTTGGATTGTACAACAGGTCCGAGCATGTCACTAATTATGGACTTCCACAGTTCCATCGTAGAGAGCAAGAACTGGTTGTCGTGCTGAATCGGAATAACCGGTTTTTCGATTTGATTACCATTGGCGTCCATGTGGTCAAAGATCTTGGCACCGACATTGTCCCAATCTTTACGAGAACTAGCAATCGCATCAGTTGCGACCATGTAGTTATCGTCGTCGCTGGTTGCATTACGAATCTGAATCTTCGTAGCCGTCATCGTGGCGGCTTTAATAATAGAAGCGAACTGATAATACAGACCGCGATAGTGCCAGCGTTTATCAGTAAGTTCAAATCGTTCACCGTAGAATCGTACCACAGGAATACGATCTAGACTGGGGAAATCGTAATGGTCGGGCTTGTCTTTGCCTTCTTCGTACACATCGAGATTGACCGTGCCGCCCTTCTTGTAATAATAAGAGGTGCGTACCTTTTCTTCGGTCGGGTCAAAGTCTACATAGTCTACCGGAAAATCGGAAACAAAGTTATCGTCGCGTTCTCTCGGCAAGACATCAAACACGATTACTTCAGTAGCGTCCTTAAGAGTCGGGTCGTTACCGTTAAACATAATCGAGCGTGCGTCGATTACCGAGCAAGTCGGTTCACCGTTATCAAGACCAAAGCCCAAGAAGTTGTAACCATCGGCAAGAATAGAGCGAAACATCTCAACACTCATAGCATTGAGACGCATACTAATTATGACTTCATTGAGTTTATCGTCGGCGGGACGAAGTGGCGCGCTTGCCAATTTAGAGGAAAGCGTAGTGACGAAACTCTTGACATAGTTAATTGTTACAAGAGGATCGTTTGAGATAAGCGCCCATTGAGCGTATTGCTTATCGTTTTCGTAAAGGTTGCCAGCGTCAACTGACCTCGATAAGTCTAATGCTTCCTTATCGATGTTACGGTAGTTGACCTTGGACTTAAACCGTTCGAGGATTTCTGTTAGAGTTTCCGACATATTCAGCCAATAGCGATTGTTCATAGTCAGCCGCTTCAGCCTTAGACATTTCTTTAGGTTTCTGCGACATGTCAATTTTGTCTAAAAGGTCAATCGCTCGGACTTTGTCTTTGTCCGGTGTGAATGTATCGGTTGCCAATTTGTAAAGTGTACCGCGCACCTTATCAACATCGACGCCTTGCTTATATAAGCTGGCGCAAGCCGACACACGGTGAGCCGGTTTGCCCGCGCTACAATAAGCAATTAGTCGTAATTCGTCAATAAGTTCAGGCGCTAACATACAACATTATAACAATTTAATGCAGTTCAAAAGTTCCAATTTCTGTATAAGTATCATTGTCTCGCAAATATATCGTCACCGATGTGTGCGGCACGATACGGATTCGTAACTGAAACAAATCCAAGATATAGTCGTTATCGACACGATTAAAACCGAAAAGTCCTTGGAAGACTTTACGCATAATTTCAAAAGTATATTGCCCTACTAATCGCACTGAGGTACCTCCTATAGATAAAAATAAAACACCTCGGCCGAGGTGTTTTAGGTGTCAAATTTTGGTGAAGTGCAGCCGAGGTGTTTAGTAGCGGTAGCTGGATTCGAACCAACGACTTCTAGATTATGAATCTAGCGAACTGCCACTGTTCCATACCGCGTCGAATATAGGGCTCGTCATTAGGAGAAAATTTGGGAGCAACGACGAGCCCTATAAGTTACTTGTCCGTGGAGGACGGTTCTGCCATTTCTTCAGGTGTGTAAGTCTTCACACCGTCGGAGAACTTGCAACCGGCAAGCGACAGCATCACTGGTTTGCCGTAAGCCCTAGCAACCTTGTACGGGACATAGGCCTTATCGTAGAAGATTTCGCCAAGAATTTCGGTGTTCTTGCCCGGCTTCACACTGATGATGTTCTGGTATTCGCCGTCTTTGTTGAGGAGAATCTTCATCGGTGTGTTCCACAACTTACCGTCGGTGGTTTCACAGGACTGAAGAATGTCGAACAAATTGTCGAAACCGTTGAACACCTTGAGAAGCTTGGAGTTCTTGCCGTTGGAAATCCGCATCCAGCCGGTCCACTTACGGACGACGATCTTTTTACCGGCATCATCAAGCTTGAAGTTACCATCTTCGTCACGAGCGTAGCCACCGAACAAGAACTGTACGGACGGTACAGGATCGTTGGTAGTTGCGAGCGGACCCGGCGGCAAGTCAGCCTGGCGGTAACCCAAGAGCACGACATCTTCGTAGACATCGTCACGGAATGTTTCGTAGTGTTGTTCAATAGCGAACGGATTTGCTTGTGTCATAGTAGTACCTGTATAGGTTAGTGTTTGACTGTTATGTTCGTACATATTTAACGAAATGAATAATTTAATTTATCCAATTCTGTTAAAAGAATTTACCGAAAGAGATCGGCGACCCGGTTTTCATCACTTCCTTGTAGATGTCGGGATACTTGGACTTGAGCAGCTTAGTGTCAATAGAACTGTGACCGGTCATCTGGATAAACGACCCGATCGTTGTACCGCGGAATACAAGTCGTTTAGCGTTACGGAATTTTTCGCTGAGCTTGAGTTTGACTTTCTTGAAGGCTTCGTCCCACTTGGTATACTGTTCTTTAGCAACAGCATATTCCTTGACAAGGTCTTCGTCAAGTTCCAATTCACTCGTGGAATTGGCTTCGGCAGCCATTTCGTTAACAATAGTTTGGTCAATGTCAGCCTTAGTTGGCGATGGTTCACGCTTCTCGCAAATGCAAGTCCACAAATCGAGACAAGCCCGTTCGAGTTCTTCGCAGTAGTGCGGGTCATATTCGATAGTTCTTTCGATGTAGTCACAGCCGTTGATAAGCACCGCAAAGTACACCTTATGAATACCGGTGACATGCATCTGCCACATGACTTGAGCTTTGTAGTATTCGGGAATCGGGTCCCAAGCCGAGAGGTCACGACCTGTCTTGATTTCAAGAATAGCCACGAGCTTTCCGTGCTTGTAAAGTTCACCATCAAGCGAACACTTACGCCAACCTTCTTCGTAGCATGCACCTTGACGCACTTCAAATTCCGGGTGTTCTTTTGCAAACTTCTGGAACTTGATGACATCTTCGAGGATAGTACCCCATTCTTCGTACTTGGACGGTTCATGCGGTTGTGGGTTCAGCTTGTCGCGATAAACGGACAACGGTGTAGCCCATTTAGATGCACCGATCGCAGCACTCGCTTCGGTTGCGGTGATACCCGACAAGCGCCAATTGAGCCATTCGGGTGTGCCTTGGTCGAACATGATTCTGTTAAGCATTGTTTGTTTCCTTATTGAGTTTGTGTTTCTGTACCCATTCCATAGCACGGAGTACGACCGAACCTACCTGAGCAAGTTCGTCCATACAATCTTCCCAGCGTTCTTCACCCGCAGCTTCCATAACTTCCATAACTTCTTCGTAAAGAGTCACATCGATGGTATAGTTAGGTTTCTGACGATCGGACAGTGCCCGAGTCTTATCGAGTTCCGTCTTGATATAATCAAGCCGTATACCCAGGTTAATGACCGGTCTAAGAAAGTCGGACGCAAAGCTGGGATACTTTGTTTCAGCCCGCTGCTTTTCACGAATGATTTTACCGATTAAAGTTTGGCACATACAGTCTCCACGGGGAATGCGCTAAACGGAAGTAAGCCACTACGGATAAGTTCGCTGACATCAAAGCCATAATCCGTATTATAGACTTTGATAACTTCGATTTGATTATCGATAATGAACTTACGAATAGACGGGTCTTGGACAAACCATCGAGTACGCTTGTCACTAGTCACGGGCATGTGAGCCGGGTCCTTGCGTACATCGACGATTTCGGCTACAACGACATCAGTCTTGGCATTGAGTTGTTTCCAAGTGTGCATATAGAAATGGTCGAACACATGAGCTTTAGAAAAGTCCATTGTGTCAACCATTGTCTGTACAATCACCGGCAAATTATGACAACCTTGAGTTGCCATAAGTCTTGTTATATCACCAGTGGTCACATGGATATACCCGTACTTAGCGATGATGTTTGCGCATGTAGTCTTGCCACAACCACTGGGACCGTATAACATCAATTGTTTCATTGAGCTCCCTCCTCTCGATCACGATTGGGAATATCATCTTCAGCTCGTACGATTCGGCGCGGGACTTCTACGACTTGTTTCTTGGGAGCTTCGGCGGCGTGACGAGCAGTTCTGCCAATCGCAAGCAGCTCGGCTACATCGCTTAGTTCTTCAGCTGTTCCTTCAATGCAGATTTTCATAACTACATTCCCGGCGCGTTAACATCAGGGTCACGGTTCAGGACTCTTTCGACAGTGTGTTCCACGGTCGGCAGCAGTTCGGCAGGAAGCGGTGCTACCAATGTGTAACGGACAGCGTTCTCCGAGAGCCAAGGTTTAACAATCGCATACTCGCCACGGCTATCGCAACCAAAGCTAAGTAATGTACCGCGTATTGCTGCCGTCGCGTTTGTGCCGGACCAAGCAAGCACGAATGTGCCAATGTCGTAAGGAGTGAAAGTTTGTAGCGGAGACTTCCGACCAAGTACCGCCTTAGCTTCGGCATAGATGTTGTACTTCGTATTGAAGCTCATAATATTACCTCGTTGATAAATATTCTTCATAGGCGGCTTTGACTAGAACAAACTTTTCCACGGAGCCGCCTTTGTCCGGGTGGTTTGTCATTGCCCATTTGTGCCAAGCTTCTTTAATATCTTTTGTTGTAGAGATACCAAGCAAGGCACGGAGGTTCATCTCGACGAAATGGTCGTCACGATAAACCGCGTTAAATTCTTCAAATACGGATTTAGTCTTGCAGCATTGGGCATACAACAAGTCCCACCATATTGGTTTCGTAATCTCCTTGGGCTTTGGAAAACCTTGATAGCTAAAGTAACCAACGATGTGTTGTTGGTTAACTGCTTTCAATCGCCGCCACCACCTGTGCATAGAGATTGCATTATATTGGTAACCGTTCTTAGCCAATGACAACATGAGCTTAACAAAGGGTTCATCAACCTTGTTAGCCCACGATGCCATAAGGTCCCAATCGAAGTTACCCCAATCCAAATACTTCCTGAGCTTACACAGGTTATCGCAGAAACCGATAAGTTCCAGCGTTGCTTTAGCCTCCCTTCGAATTTCAGGTATCATCTCCGGATTGGTAATAACCATCTCTTTGCTAAACATTGATTACTCGCACAATGATTGAGCCACAGATTTCGATTGGACAGATATAATATGTTTCACCATATATATCAAACGAGCCAACCGCCGAATATTCGGCATTGTCCGTCGGGTCATGCACGGTTTTTGCCGTGTCAAACTTCTTAAAGTTGTCGAGCATATAAGTTATCCCAATTAATATGTTCTGCCATAAACTCGCTATTGGAGCAACGCCTGTATACCTCATACATCGGCGCAACACATACGCACGCCGGGTTGATAACCTCGCGATCTATCTTAGCCTTAATCATTTTGCGCACTCCAACTTTTTAATGGTATCTTCGTACTTGATGAAACTATCGCGTACCATTTTCTTAATACGGATCGTCGCATCTTTGAGATGGTCGTACGGTGTACGGCGGTCACGACATTCGTATTTAAGTTTAATACATTCAGCACAAATATATCGTGCTTCAACCATCAAGCGTTCAAACAATGGGTCGTCCCAACAAGCCGATGGAAACATAGCATGGAGTCTTTTTCTAGCCATGCTATTTACATTGATATAAGCGGTGGCCGGCGCCTGTCCACTTTTAAGATACCCTTCTTGTACAATTGGAAGTGCTACCAAATCAGTAGCCATTCGTTGTATTTCTTTATTTTGGGCTCGGACTTCGCTTACCGTTTTGCAATCTGTTATAACTGGAAGCATATTTAATCCTTGTTTAAATAATAGATAATTTGAAAAATTAATCTTAAAAAATAGTCTTACACTTTATTTATATTAAAGACGTGAAAAAATTTTTTTTTTTCATTTACTTTAGTAAAATTTTTAAGCCGTAAGATTAATTTTAAAAGACTAATTTACAAATTGTGGGTAAAATAAAACGCGGTTTTTACACCGCGTTTTGGTGAAAAGAACTCTGTTATTAAGCAGAGACCTGGTCGAGGAACTTCTGCTTTTCTTCCGGGCTGAGGGATTCGAGGAAGGACTTGACAGAAGCGACGGACGGCGTGCGGACGCCTTCAGCACGAACACCATCAAAGATAGCCGTGATGATTTCAGCAGCGGAATTCATCTTTTCAGCGCGAGACTTGATGGAACCGTGAGATACACCAGCCAGGTGAACCAAGTCGCCACGAGTGAGAGTTGGCTGTTCAAGGATTTCGTCGATGCGCTTGACGCCTTCTGCACGAATGCGAGCCTTGAGTTCTTCGCTGATGTCGTTAGTGAAAGTCTGGACCTGCACTTCGGTCTTGGTTTCGACAGAGTCTTTGAAATCGTTTTCGTTTGCCTCGATGAATTTGATTTCGCCTTCGTTTGCCATAATGAATTTCTCCATGAGTTAGAGGTTTGAGTTAAATGGGATAGTCTGTTTTCCCATTTATATAACGATTTCAATTAGTTAAAAAAATCCAAAAATTAACTATTCGGATATTATAATTTTTTGAAGTCGTTATATAAATATGAAAATTACAAATGCAAAAGAACGCGCTCGATTTAGAACTACTCCAGCTTGGCAGCTCTTGCGCCGGTACTTGTGCGCCGCACGCAACATGACATGCGAGTTTTGCGGTGTACAATATAAGCGCATGAGTGACCTCAATGTTCATCACATGTACACCACCAACTACGATAACCTGGCACAGAACAGGTTCATGTTACTGTGCAAAACCTGCCACGAGTTTGTCCATCACAAGTATAAGTCACCGTTACTTCGTGACAGAAAACTCTTTGGCAGGGAGGATTAGGAATCCGCCGCCGTTATAATTAAGAATATAATGACGCCTATCACGTATATCATCATACAGATAGGTTGGTCTTCGCCTCCTTGTCTAATTGTTCGAAATGCTTTTTACATGCCGGGCATACAGCCATGAGTCTACCTTCAGATTGCAAGCCCATATAGAAAGTACTCCACGGCTTGTACTGTCTACAGCTTTCGCAGAAAACTAGCTGCGGAACTTTGTGTTTCGGCGGTTCGCAGTACTTGTACATTCTTATTACCTCACTGTAACTTTGATGTGTTCTTCTGTTATGGCAGGTGCCAAAAGCTCTACATTGAATTCCGAAAACTTAGTTAGTACATACTTCTTGACTAATTGTCTATGTACAAAGTCCGCTAATTGCTCGGTGTATTTACGCACAATAGCATCGCTAGCTTTGTAGACACTGTGTTTCAGATGTTCTACCGCACCGATCATTGTTTCACACGGGTACAATTCAACGGCTACACA